CGTGGCGCGCATCACCGACGAGGGGCTGCGCGCCATCGGCATCGACCCGAACGAGGGCGACGGGGTGGCCGGCGAGCCCGACTGCTCCGGCATCGAGGGCGGCGTGCCCGACACGGCGCCCACGGGCGCGGAGGACGCAGCCGAGGGGGATGCCCCCGCGGAGGAAGCCGCACCCGCCCAGGGCGCGCCCCTGGCGGAGGAAATCGCCATGCTCGACCAGGCCCTCGCCGCGCGCGCCTCCACGCCCCGCGCCAGCCTGCGCGATGCCGCCGCGGCGGTGCTGGCCGCCTGGGATGACGAGGTCAATCGCGCGAGTGACATGATCGGCGCCCTGGACGCGCCGATGGAGGCACTGCGCACCCTGCTCGCCGGCAAGCCCGCCCGCGTCGCGCGCGAAGCCGGCGCGCCGCGCAAGCCGCGCGAGGGCACCAAGCAGGAGCAGGTGCTCACCATGCTCCGCCGCCCCGAGGGTGCGACGGTAGCGCAGATCGTCGAGGCCACGGGCTGGGCACAGCACACGGTCCGCGGCTTCTTCGCCGGGCTGAAGAAGAAGGGCCACAGCATCGAGGTGCGCGAGCGCATCCGCCAGGTCGGTCCCAACAAGACGGGCGCGAAGGGCTCCTTCACCATCTACGCCTTGGCGGAGTGAAGCATCTCAGCCACGCCGCTGAACATGATCGGGAGCGCCGGGGATCATCGAGATTCCCGGCGCCTTATCGAGTTGGCTGCGCTCCGACACAGCGCGAATCGTCCGTCACGCGCAGGGCCATCCCGCCCCGCCGAGACGGAGACGACGATGAGCACCACCATCCCCGCACGAAACGGCCGAAGGCCCGCAGGATCGCGCCGCCTGGCAGCAGCTTCTCGCCACCGCGCCGCGCAGCACGGACAGCGTGGGCCGCGCCACCATCCAGGTCTGCACCGCCAGCGACGGGCGGGGAATCTACACCACGGTGGAATACGCCATCTGGCAGACCGAGAAGGAGGAGGGCTGATGCCCTCCGAACGCCGCTGGATCATCTTGGCGCAGGACGGCCGGCACGTGACCATGGGCCGCGCCGCGGCGCCCAGCGAGGCAGAGGTCGAAGCCGCCGCCGCGGCGCTCGCCGCGCAGGGGCTGGCGGGATGGCTCGCCACGCTCGACGGCAACTACTGGTCGCGCCGCCGCGTGGCCCTTGCGCCGGTGCAGACGCTCGGCGACGGCGCCACGCTCGACTGGCCCACCGCCATCATCGCCTTTGAAGCCGCCCGCCAGCGCGCCCTTCGTCCCCTCTGACAAGGCCGGCATCGCCATCACGTGCGGCGGGAGGTCGCCGCCATGCCGGAACTGACCGCCTCCACGCGCGAGGCCGCGCGCCGCCTTGGCGTCAGCGACACCGCCATCCACAAGGCCGAACGCGCGGGCCGCATCGCCCGCGAGCCGGATGGCCAGTGGGACATCGACAAGACCCGCCGCCGCCTGGTGGAATCCGCAGACCCGGTGCGATCTCCGCTGGCGAATGGCGCCGGCGCCGACGGCACGCCCTTCGCCCGGTTGAAGGTCGCGCAGCTCGCGCTCAAGGTCGAGGCGCAGCGCCTCTCGCTCGACGAGACCAAGCGCCGCCTGCTCGATGTCACCGAGGCCAATGCCGCGCTCGACGAGATCGGCAGCACGATGCGCGACGCGCTGCTGAACTGGCCGGCGCGCGTGTCGGGCCTGATCGCCGCCGAGATCAGCGTCGATCCGCATCTGCTGCAGACCATCCTGCAGAGCCACATCAACGACCTGCTGACGGAGGCGGCCGATCGCTTCGATCCAGCAGGCCTCGGAGGGGACCGGTCTTCGCAGCCGTGAGCATGTGCGCCGCCGCGTCGGCGCCATGCTCCGCCCGCCGCCGCAGCTCACCGTGTCGGAATGGGCCGAGCGCCACCGCATGCTCGGCAGCCGCGCCTCGGCCGAGCCCGGCCCCTGGCGCACCAGCCGCACGCCGTATCTGAAGGACGTGATGGATGCGCTGTCGGCGGTGCATCCCGCCCGCCGCGTCGTCTTCATGAAGGGCGCGCAGGTCGGGGCCACGGAGAGCGGAAACAACTGGCTCGGCTACATCATGCATCACGTGCCCGCGCCGGCGCTGGCGGTGCAGCCGACCGTGGAGTTGGCCAAGCGCTTCTCGCGCCAGCGCATTGACCCGCTGCTGGAGGAAACACCGGCGCTGCGGGAGCGGGTGGCACCGGCCCGCGCGCGCGACAGCGGCAACACCATGCTGTCGAAGGAATTTCCGGGCGGCATCCTGGTCCTGACCGGCGCCAACAGCGCCGTCGGGCTGCGCTCTATGACGGCGCGGTTCCTGTTTCTCGACGAGGTGGACGCCTATCCAGGCGATGTCGCCGGCGAGGGTGACCCCATCGCGCTGGCCGAGGCCCGGGCTCGGACCTTCGGCTGGCGGCGCAAGGCCTTCCTGGTTTCGACACCCACGATCGCCGGACGCAGCCGGATCGAGCGGGAATACCTGGCCAGCGACCAGCGGCGGTTCTTCGTGCCGTGCATGGCTTGTGGCGAGATGCAGTGGCTGCGCTTCGAGCGGTTGCTGTGGGAGAAGGGAGCGCCGGAGACGGCGCGGTATCACTGCTCGGCGTGCGACCACCCGATGCAGGAGCACGACAAGACCGCCATGCTCGGCGGCGGGGAATGGCGCGCGACCGCCGAGGGTCAGGATCCGCACACCATCGGCTTTCACATCTCGGCGCTCTACTCGCCGGTTGGCTGGCTGTCCTGGGAGCAGATCGCGCGGGACTGGGAAGCGGCGCAGGGCAAGCCAGAGGACATCAAGACTTTCAAGAACACGGTCCTTGGCGAGACCTGGCAGGAGCAGGGCGAGGCCCCGGACTGGGAGCGCCTGGTCGAGCGCCGCGAGGATTTCGCCATGGGCGTGGTGCCCACGGGCGCACTGGTCCTCACCGCCGGCGTGGACGTGCAGGACGATCGCCTGGAATGCGACGTCTGGGGCTGGGCGGAGGGGTTCTCGTCCTGGCTGGTAGATCATGTCGTGATCCAGGGCAGCCCGCGAGACCGCGAGCCCTGGGACGAACTGGCGAAGCTGCTGGCGCGCGACTGGCCGCGCCACGGTGGCGGCGCCATGCGCATTGCCCGGCTCTGCGTCGACACCGGCGGCCGCGACACGGCGGCGGTCTATGGCCACCTGCGGCGGCTGCGGGATCCGCGGATCGCGCCGACCAAAGGCATCGACGGCTGGAACCGGGCGCAGCCCGTGCAGGGCCCGACGCCGGTGGATGCGCTGGTCAACGGCCAGAAGCTGCGCCGTGGCCTCAAGCTCTGGACGGTGTCGGTCTCGACCTGGAAGGCCGACCTTTATCGCCGGCTCTGGCTCGGCCGTGGCGACGCGGAGGAATGGCCGCCCGGCTGGGTGCATCTGCCGCGGGCGATCGAGGTGGAGTGGGTCAAGCAGCTGGTCGCCGAGCAGCTGCGCACCACGAAGGACCGTCGCGGCTTCGCGCGGCAGGAATGGGCCAAGCTGCGCGAGCGGAATGAGGCGCTGGACTGTGCGGTGCTGGCGCGCGCGGCGCTCTGGCTGCTGGGCGCCGACCGCTATGGCGAGCAGTTCTGGGCACGGCTGCGGGACGAGGCGGCAGATGCACCGCTGCGGCCGAGCGAGGTTCCCGCCGCCGGGAATGTCGCTCCTCCATCGCCGGCGTCGCAGGCCGTGGCGGTGCCGCCATCCGACACCCAGCGCCCGCGAGGCTGGCTGGCGCCGCGCAGCGGCTGGCTTCGCTGAAGGAGGACGTGATGAACCCGACCGTCCTCGCCTGGGCGCTGGCGCAGCCCGCCGGCACCCGCGCCGCTGTACTGGCCGCCGCCTTCACCGGCGGCACCACGCGCGTGACCTTCGACGGCCGCACGGTCGAATACCGATCCCTGGACGAGCTCGGCCGCGCGCTGTCGGTACTGCACGCCGCGGAGAACACTGCGGCCCGTCGCCCCAGCGTGACCTTCGCCAGCTTCTCGCGCGAGAGCAGCAGGTGATGGGGCGCCTTCGCGATGCCTGGCAGGCGCTGCGTGGCTATGCGGCGGCCCAGGACAGCCGCGCCTCCTCCTGGGCGGCGTCCGGCGGCAACGCCACGGCCGAGGTCGGCGCCGCAGCCCCCACCGTGGCGCGCCGCGCCCGCGACGCCGTCCGCAACGACCCCTATGCCGCTCGCATCGTCGACCTCTGGACCGGCAATGCGGTGGGCGCCGGGATCACCACCCGCTGGCCGGACAAGCCCCACGCCGAGGCTTGGCGGCGCTGGTCCGACAGCACCGCCTGTGATGCCGAGGGCCGTCTCGACCTCTATGGCCTGCAGGCGCTGGTCATGCGCGCGGTGGTCGAGAGCGGCGAATGCTTCGTCCGCCTGCTGCCAGCCGAGATCACGCCGTCCAACCCGATTGGCCTGCGCCTGCAGGTGCTGGAAAGCGACCACCTGGACACGGCACGACAGGGTGTCATCGAGGGTGTCCCCACCCTGCAGGGCATCGGCCTGGGCGAGGCGGGCGAGCCGGTGGGCTATTGGCTGCACCGCGTGCATCCCGGCGCATCCTGGGTTCTGCCGGGCGGCGCTACTTGGCTGAGCAGCCAGCGCGTGCCGGCGCGCGACGTGCTGCACATCTATCGCAAGCGCCGCCCCGGCCAGCTGCGTGACGTCTCCTGGCTCGCCCCGGTCCTTACCCGCCTTCGCGACCTCGGCGACTACGAGGCCGCGCTGCTGATGAAGGCCAAGATCGAGGCGTGCCTCGCTGCCGTGGTCTCCGAGGATGGCGACGACGCCATGACCGGCCCGGCGTCGGGCCTGCTGCGCGATGCCCAGGGCCGGACGGTTGAGAGCTTCGAGCCGGGGATGATCCTCTATCGCCGCGGCATGGGCTCCGTGGAGGTGGTGAACCCGTCCGGCGGTGGCAGCCACGCCGCCTTCGCGCGGCGCGCGCTGGAAGCTTCCGCCGTCGGCACGGGCCTGACCTACGACCAGGTGGCCGGCGACCTCACGCAGGCGAACTACTCCTCCCTCCGCGCCGGCAAGATCGAGTTCCGCCGGCTCTGCGAGCAGGTGCAGTACGGCATGCTCATCCCGATGCTGGTGCGGCCGATCGCGGATCGCTTCCACGCGCAGGGTGCGCTGCTCGGGCTTTGGGGCGCCGACGTGCCCGAGGGGCTGTCCCATGTCCCGCCCGCGCACGAGATGATCGACCCGCTCAAGGACACCACGGCGCTGATCGCCCAGGTCCGCGCCGGCTTCGTGCCGCAGCCCGAGGCGGTGGGCGCCTTCGGCTACGACTTCCGCCAGGTCGTCGAGATGATCCGCGAGGCGAATGCCCTGCTCGACGAGGCGGGCCTCTCCCTCGACAGCGACCCGCGCCGCGTCGCCAAGTCGGGTGCGGCCCAGGACGCCGCGCAGCTCGCCGCCATTGAGATTGCCGCCACTGGCGCTGCTTCGCCGCGTGCGGATGCGGGCGCTTCCCCAGGAGCACAGCCATGATCGCAGGCGCCTACGACTGGACCGACGACATGCTCAAGATCAAGAGCATGCAGAAGAAGTTCCGCGACAGCTTCAACGGCACCGAGATCAATCCGGCGCGGTGGGAAATCGCGGCCACCGGCGGCGGCATCACCCACATCGTGGCGGATGGCGCGGTCACCATCTCCACTGGCACCACGCTGGACGACGAGCTGATACTCACCAGCCGCACCACCTTCACCATCCCACTGCGGGTCATGGTGGCGCTGAACATGAGCCAGCGCATCGTCGGCCAGTCCGTCTGGCTTGAGCTGGTCAGCATTGACCCCACCACGGCGCAGCCGGACGGACGCAGCGCCGCGGCCTGGCGGCTGGACGGCGCCAGTGCCACGCTGGCCAACTACGAAGTGCAGAGCGAAGGCGCCCCGCGCCTCGGCAGCGCGTCAGGCAGCACGATTCCGACCACCGCGCCTGCGGGCTGGTCGGTGCTGGAGCTCGAGCCGACCAATGACGAATGCTACTTCCATGGCCGTCTGCTCGACACCACGGCGGCGCGGTCGAACTCCTATGTCCGCCACCAGCAAATCCCGGAGCCGAATGCGCTCTACCGCTTTCGGATCCGCGTGCGGAACCGCCAGTTCATCAGCGGCGTCTCGGCGGTAGCGAACAATGGCGGTGGCGCGGTGCGCATCACCCGCGCGGCGCATGGCTTTGCCACCAATGACGTGGTGACGGTGGCAGACGTCTCCGGCGTGCCGGGGGCGAACGGGACGTTCACGATCACGGTCATCGACGCGAACAGCTTCGACCTGGTCGGCTCGACCTTCACCGGCGCCTATTTGAACACTGGCTGGGCCTCGCTCTCGCGCAATCTGGCGCCGGTCTCGAACACCGACATCAAGGTCCAGTTCGTCACCATCGCGGACTATGCCGAGCTGACGACGGAAATCACCGCCGGCCGCGGCCAGTCGGTCGCTGGCCAGGGGCTGGGGGTGAACGTGCTTAGCACCATCCCGCCCGCCGTCACGCCGGTGGGCGGGCAGGCGCGCAACACCAGCGGTGCGCTCCCGGTGCTGGCGGCTACGGGTTACTCGGCCAACCCGGCCGCGGTGACCACGGCGCGCGGCGTGGATCTGCTGGCGACGCTGATCGGCGCGCTGGTCACCAAGCCCTACGCCATCCCAGAGGCCGACTGGCAGTACGCTGCCGCCGCGGGTGGGATCATCAACACCACCGACGTGGTGCTCCGTGCCGCGGCAGCGGCCGGCATCCGGAACTACGTGACCTCGATCGACATCCGCAACGCGCACGCGACGGTGGCGACGGAGGTGGTGATCAAGGACGGGGCGACGGTGATCTGGCGGCAGCTGTTGCCGGCCGCGATGGCAGCACCCGTCGAGATCACCTTTCCCACGCCGCTGCGCGGCACCGCGGCCACGGCGATGAACGTCGCCTGCATCACCACCGGCGCGCAGGTCTACGTCAACGCGCAGGGCTTCGCCGCGCCGTAACGGCGCCGCCCAGGAGTACACCTCATGACCGAGCCGATCGAACCGGGCGGGGACCTTCCCGCGCCGGAGGCCACGCCTTTGCCCGATCGACTTCCCACCGGTGGGCAGTCGATCACCGCGTGCCGTGCCCTGGCCGCGCCCGTCACCGTGAATCGCGCAGCCCGCACCGTCGAGGTGGTGTGGAGCACCGGCGCACGGGCCCGCAATTTCGTGCCGCCCTATGGGCCAATCCTCGAAGAGCTCGACATGGCGCCCTCAGCGGTGCGCATGGACGCGCTCCGCTCCGGCCGGGCGCCTGTGCTGGACACCCACCGCCGCGCCGGCACGCGGGACGTGCTGGGCCGCGTCACCGCCGCCCGGCTCGAGGCCGGCCGCGGCTACGCCACCCTCCAGTTCAGCAGCGCCGACGACGTGGAGCCGGTTTGGCAGCGCGTCGCCGACGGCACGCTGCAGAGCGTCAGCGTCGGCTACCGGGTCCATCGCTACGACCCTCGGCCCGATGCCGCCACCGGCCAGACCATCCACCGCGCGGTGGATTGGGAGCCCTACGAGATCTCGATCGTGCCCGTCCCCGTGGACGCGGCCGCTGTCGTCCGTGGCGAGGGGGAGCAGGGCACCCCCGCCACCGCCATCGAACCCGCCCTGACCATCCCCGAGGAACCACCCATGCCCGAGACGACGCCGGCTTCGCCGGATCCCGCGCCGGCGCCGCCCGCGCCGGCGCCGCCCGCGCCGCCCACCACCCCGCACCAGGAGAACGCTGTGACCGCCACCGCCCCGCCGGAACCCACCCGCGCCGCACCGCCCGCGCCGGACCTCGATGCCATCCGGGCTGAGGCGGAGCGTGCCGCGGTCGAGCGCATCGCCGGCTATGAGCCGGTGCTGGCCGCCGCCCGCGGCCTGGTGACCGCCGACATGCTCGACACCATGCGCGAGGCCGCCATCCGCGACCGCGTCTCGCCCGAGGTGCTCCGTGGTCGCCTGTGGGAAGCCTTCACCAGCGGCGCCGCGCGTCCCTCCCTGCCGGCGCGGCCGGACACCGGCCCCTCCAACGAGGACCCGTCGCAGCTCCTCGACGCCATGGCCGAGGCACTCGCCGCCCGCACCATGCCCGGCTACCAGGCGCCGGCGACCGGCCGCCACACCGAGTTCCTGGGCTGGCGCCCCTCCGACATGATCGGTGAGCTTCTCCGGGCCCGGGGCGAGCGGAACGTCCCGCGCAACCCGACCATCCTCGCCGAGCGCGCCTTCCACACTACCAGCGACTTCCCCGCGCTGCTGTCGGCCGCAGCCAACAAGATGCTGCTGGCGGCCTACGCGCCGGCGGCGCCGACCTACCGGACGCTGTTCCTCCGCCGCGACTTCCGCGACTTCAAGCCGCACCGCCACCTGCGTGTTGGCGACTTCCCGACGCTGCTGCCGCTGTCGGAGAACGGCGAGGTCCAGGCAGGGACCATGTCCGAGAGCCAGGAGCTGGTCTTCCTGCAGACCTTCGCGCGGCGCATCCGCGTCACCCGGCAGATGCTGGTCAACGACGATCTCGGCGCCTTCACCGACTTCGCCTCCATGATCGGCCGGCGTGTGGCCGACTTCGAGAATGCGACCGCCTACCAGCTGCTGAATGCTGCGAATGGCGACGGGCCCACGCTCATCACCGGTGCCGCGGCGGTGTTCGGCACGGCGGCGGCGCGAGCCAACAAGGCCGGTGCAGGCACCGCGCTCGACCTGCCGAACCTCGCACTCGGCCGTGCCGCGGTCATGCGCCAGAAGACCCTGGACGGGCTGCCGATCGCCGTCGGCGCGCAGATGCGACTGCTGGTCGGGCCGAACCAGGAGCTCGCGGCGCGGCAGCTCACTGTCTCGGTCCAGGCGACGCAGACCTCGAACGCGAACGTCTATGCCGGCTTCGTGCAGCCACTGGTCGAGCCGCTGATCCCGGCCAACCGCTGGTACCTGTTCTCCGATCCGATGGCCGCGCCGGTCTACGTCTACGGCTACCTCAACGGCGCCGAGGGGCCGCAGGTCACCACCGGCAATGTCCAGGGCGTGGATGGCGTCGAGGTGTCGGTGATCTTCGACTTCGGTGTCGGCGCCATCGACTGGCGCGGCGCCTGGTTCAACCCGGGGACCTGATCAGGCATCCCTTCGTCACCGTCACAGCTTGGTGGTGGCGAAGGGGTTGTGGACCGTCACGCCACGCCAGGTGAACCCGTGCTGCATGTCCTCGAAGAGCAGCATCCGGCAATCCGCCTGCGCAGCCGCTGCCAGCATCACCGAATCCCAAAGCGCCAGGCGATGTGTG